TGTAATGTCTCATAGTGGTATAGAAGAAACATTACAATATATGGAAGAGGTTAAAGGTAATACATTAGTAACTCTTCATGGATATTTACGTGTATTAAGTGAAAAGACTTGCAATACAAGTATTGATATTTACAACGGGCATCCAGCTTACATTTCTCAATATCCTGAATTAAAAGGTAAAGATCCGCAAGAGCTAACTTGGCAGAACATAGAGAAATATAACCTTATTGGGTCTACAGTTCATAAAGTAGTAGCTAAGGTTGATTCTGGATCTATAGAGAGAGAATACATTGTAGATAATACTTGCAATTCTAAAGAAGAGTTGTATAATACTTTAAGAAAGACTTCTTTAGAAGCATGGCTTCTTTTTTTGAAAGGTAAATTATGAGCAAAAAAGATAAAACGTTTTTTGAAAGTTTAATGGTAGATGAATCTACTGGTGATGTAGGATCTCTTACATTAGACTTAACAGATACAAATACTATTACTATTGGTGAGATTGAAGAGACGGGTGAGTCTAGACCTAATCATTATAGTCAAGATCCTAACTCTGTAGAGTGCATTACTGTTATTAAACAGCTTTGTAAAGAGCATCAGAATGATCCATTTACTGATTATAATCGCTATCAAGCGTTTAAGTATTTGTGGCGTCTAGGTAAGAAAGACGATGTATTGTTTGATTTAAATAAAGCGATTACCTTTTTAGAGTTTGCACGGGATGCATTGGAGGAAGAACGAAATGGATGAAATTGAAAAGATTGCTAGTAAAGTACTAGGTAAGACGTCTGACGGTAAGACGATGATGCGTTATGAGACGCCTGATGAGGTTGATCCAGAACAGCTTGTAGGTGTTCCACGTCATCTTAATCGTACACAATATGATATTAGTAATGATGGATCAGAATTGTTTTATGGTATTGATACTTGGAATGGTTATGAGTTTAGCTGTCTTTTAGATAATGGTTTTCCTGTATCAGGTTTGATTCGTTGGTCTTATCCTTCTGATTCAGAATGTATTGTTGAGTCTAAGTCAGCCAAGCTGTATCTTAACTCTTATAATATGGCTAAGATGGGCGCTACTGTTGAAGAAGTAATTGCTAATGTAGAAGAGCAAGTACAAAAAGATATAGCACCTATTCTTGGTCTTCGATATGATGATCAATTAACCGTTTGTCTTCATATGAATGAAGAGTATACTGCTCGTCCTGTAGCAGGTACTTTTATGCCTCTTGAAGAAATCGTAGATGTTACTTCTATTGAATTCGATCATTATAACGAAGATCCTGATATCTTAAAACTCGTTATTAACGATACTGGGCGTCCTGTTAAATATCAATCTAAATCTCTTCGCTCTAACTGTCGAGTAACTAATCAGCCTGATTGGGGCGATATCTATATTCATATTGAAGGTGATAAAATACCTACACCTGAATCTCTATTACAGTATATTGTAAGTATGCGTAAAGAGAATCATTTCCACGAAGAGATCTGTGAATGTGTTTATAAACGTTTACATGACAAGTTCGGTCCAGATGAATTAATGGTTACCTGTCTATATACCCGCCGTGGTGGTATCGATATTAACCCTGTACGTGCAAGTAGTCCTCAACTATTGCATGCACAACCGATTACTGATGCATATAACCTAACTGATAAAACTATGCGTCAATAAGTGGTTCATGAAAGCTAACCACTCAAAAAAACATACCGCTTTCAATCTTGGAGTACTAAAATGAAAAATATTGTTGTCTCTCTTTCCGGAGGTATGGATTCCTCTACTTTACTTCTTCGCTCTATTGCGGAGGTCGGTGCAGAAAATGTTACTGCTCTTTCTATGAATTATGGTCAAAAACATGTATGTGAGCTTGAACGTGCACAATTATTAGTTGACTATTTGGCTGAAAGAGGCCATAATATTAGATATCAAGTTATTAAGCTTGATGGTATTACTGAGCTGTTATCCTCAGCTCTAGTAAGCGGAGGCGATGATGTCCCAGAAGGACATTATGCCGAAGATAATATGAAGCAAACTGTTGTACCTAACCGTAATAAGATCTTTGCTTCATTAGTGCAAGCTGTAGCTCTCTCTGTAGTTAAGAATACAGATCAAGAAACTGCAATTGCGCTTGGCATTCACGCTGGAGATCATGCAATCTATCCTGATTGTCGTCAAGAGTTCCGTGATGCTGATGATGAAGCATTCCGTATTGGTAACTGGGATGCAGATAAAGTGACTTACTTTACACCATACCTAGAAGGTGATAAGTTTGACATTCTAAAAGACGGTGAAGTACTTTGTGAGCAGCTAGGATTAGACTTTAATGAAGTTTATTCTCGTACAAACACCTCATATAAACCTTTGCAGATCGACGGTGTGTGGTTCTCTGATTATAAGAGTTCTTCATCTGTAGAGCGATTAGAAGCGTTTATTAAACTAGGACGTCCTGATCCTGTAGCTTATGCTGACGAAACAGGACCTGTTTCTTATGAAACAGCTCGAGCACATGCTGAGCAAGTACTCGAGGAATATCAAAGTAACGCAGCATGAAAGGGAAAATATGCTGAAACAAATGTTTGACTTTAGTAGAATGGATAAGTCGTTGTTATGGAAACTTGTCCTTCTACATCTTTTCATTATTGGTTTGTCTAACTGGGCTGTACAGTTTGGTGGTACTTTACCTTTTACTGATCTACAATTTACTTGGGGTATGTTTACTTTTCCGTTTATTGTAGTTGCAACTGACTTAACAGTACGATTATCCAATAAATATAACGCACGTGGAGTAGTAGCAATTGCATTTATTCCTGCAATTATTATCAGCTCTTATATCGCAACACCAATGATTGGTTTTGCTAGTGCATTTGCTTATCTACTAGGACAACTATTAGATGTATCTGTTTTCCAACGTATTCGTGAAAAGATGACAGATGTATGGTGGGTAGCTCCTGCTGTATCAACTGTATTCGCTAATATTTTAGATACATATGCGTTCTTCTGGGCAGCATTTGCCTACAGTGATGATCCGTTTATGAGTGTACATTGGCTTGAAATTGCTTCTGTTGATGTAGTATTCAAAATTATAACATCATTTGTATTGTTCCTACCTGTTTATGGTATCTTGCTTGCATGGCTTCGTAAGCGTGTAGAAGTAGGTACTGGTGCTTAACTTAGAGGATAATTTATGAGCACAAATTTTGAACGTATCAAAGAGTGGTCAGACGAGCGTCTGATCACTTTTCAAGAACCAGATCGTAATGGCTTCTTAGCTATGATTGTAGAAGAGCTGGGTGAATTTCTTGAAGCAAAAGATGACCACGGTCGAGTAGACGCTATGGCTGATATTATTGTATTTGCATACGGTGAAATTGCCAAGTATGGTTATGATGGTGATAAAGTAATGAACGAGGTTATTAAAGAAATTAGTTCTCGTGTAGGTGCTTATAACCCTGAAACAAAAAAATGGCAAAAAGATAAATCACCAGAAGCTCAAGCTAATTGGTATACAGCTAACTTTACTGATTGTAAACTAGATAATGAGGGTAAATAATGCCACAAGTAGAAGTAAAAATCTCTACAGAAGAGCTTCGTAAACGTAAAATTATGGTTGCTACGCCAATGTATGGTGGTCAGTGTGCTGGTATATATACAAAATCTTGTACTGATTTAGTTAAAGTGTGTGCCAATCACGGTGTGCAGATTGACTTCTTTTATTTGTTTAATGAATCTTTAATTACTCGAGCACGTAATTATCTTGTAGATGAATTTATGAGATCTGATCATACACACCTTATGTTTATCGATAGCGATATTGGTTTTGATCCAATGGATGTTCTTGCACTCGCTGCTTTAGCAGATGAAAGCGAGGATAGAGAGATTATTTGCGGTCCATATCCTAAGAAAGCTATTTCATGGGAAAAAATTAAACGTGCTGTTGATAAAGGCTTTGCTGATGAAAACCCTAATATACTAGAGAAGTATGTTGGTGATTATGTATTTAATCCAGTTGGCGATAAAGGTAATCAAATTCGTTTAGATGCGCCTGTAGAAGTGCTTGAAGGTGGTACAGGTTTTATGTGCGTAACTAAAAGTGCATTTAATAAGTATAAAGAAGCATATCCAGAATTTCATTATAGACCAGATCATGTACGTACAAAAAACTTTGATGGCTCTCGAGAAATTATGGCATATTTTGATTGTATTATTGACCCAGAGAGTAAGCGATATTTGTCAGAAGATTATATGTTTTGTCAATGGTCTCGTAAAGCAGGAGTCAAAGTATGGATGTGTCCGTGGATGAAATTAACACATATGGGCTCATATATGTTTGGAGGCAGTTTAGTTGATCTAGCTCAGATCGGTGCATCAGCTACTGTCGGTAATGACTTTAAAGTAAAGTAAATGAGAATAATATATTATGAAATTAACTGCAAAAACTTTTCAAGTTCTTAAGAACTTTTCTTCTATTAATCAATCTATTTACTTTACTCAAGGTAATAAGATTCGTACTATCTCACCCATGAAAACTATTATGGCTGAAGCTGAAGTACAAGAAATGTTTCCTCGTGAGTTTGGCATCTATGATCTCAATCAGTTTCTTGGAGTGCTCAGTCTCTTCGAAGAACCAGATTTAGACTTTGATACATCATACTTAACTATTAGTAGTGAAGATAAAGCACAAAGTGATTACTTCTATGCTGATAAGTCTATGATTGTTGTACCTCCAGAAAAACAATTAGAGCTGCCTGATACACCTAT